GGCGATCATCACGTCCAACCGCGACTCCGGCGTAGGCTCCATAAACTCTTTGTTGACTCCAAATGACAAAAGGTGCATTCCGCTATTTCGCTGCAATTCCGCAGCGACCTTTGTCTGGACACCACACCCCAGTTCCGTGAGGCGGCGGTATAGGTTTTGCATGATTGGTATTCCACCAACGAGGCTTAGTCCACCCTGCCCGACAGCCGACATCCACGCTTTGAGCTCTCGCTCTTTGGACACAGGCACTGTGATTAGGGAATCCTTGCGCAAGGCCACAGGGATATTTCGAACCATGGTAATATTGCCGTCCCCATATCGTATAGGGTGCATCTGGCAAAACTCCACCTCGGGTAGTTGGTACACTGGCTTCTCTGTAGTCATTCGAAAGCCTTTCTCCAGGAACCAGGCGTCAAGCCCGTCCAAAAACCTTGCTTCCTCATACGACTCCATAAACACCACACAATCATCACCGTTATTCATCAACTTTATCTCCACATTTCTCTCCTTAGCGTAAGCGTGCACCATCGCACACATAATGAAGCAATTTCCTAAAGCAGTGTTCATGTCACCACTTGCTCGGCGTCCTTTAACGCGGTACTTGAGCTTTCCGTCCTTGCATCGCCCAACACCTTTCTGGTGGATTTGGTGATACAGTAACTGGAGTAGTTCTCGTGACCGGTAGATAAGATTATATAAGGAATGCTCCCACGCTAATGCCACATCACTAACATGCATATCAAACTTAAATGCGTCTAAACCTATGGCGACCGGACGAGAGAAACTCTTCCACTTGCCGCGCATTATCCGTGCAATTCTATCAACGTTATACCCTTTGATCACTGTGGGTCCATCGCCAAAGATTTTATCAATAGCTTTGTAAACCCTGTGCTCAAGGGGCTTGATGTACCTAGCCAGTCGTACATTGTATATAGGCTTGCGGGGTTGTATGCATCGTGGTGCCTTGTTTGGATCGACTTTTTCCACCTTTACAAATGCATACAAGTGAGCGTCACTGGACTTCATACCGACCTGGATATATTGCTTCATGGCATTGTCGTAAATTTTGCGTTTGCGGCCCGAGTACATCTCCACAACTTGTTGGAGGGAAACAGGAGCGGCACTTCCGCAAATACGAACAACCTTGTCGCGAAAATAATTCAGGCGGTCAAATTGGCGCTTATCCACTTTCGGGGGACTTACGAACTCCCCCTTCACTTTGCAGTAATACATTCTCTCAAGCAACGCTGCTGCTAGTGTATTTATATCAGCGTTGTTGATACCCAAATTGAGCGTCGGACTCAGTTCTGTTAAACTGTACAATGTCCTCGGCTCTACAAGCGCCTGGTTACGCCACA